AGCACGACCAGTTCCACCAGCTCGACAACGTCATCGACGACCTCGAGCACGACCACGACGACGACAACTCCGTGCGCAAATTTTTGCGAATATATTTGGCTGGACGGTTACTGGTTCAAAAATCCCGGAAATGATTTTTGCCTCTCTGGTTGTTATTGCGGCAATCAGCCAGCGTATAGTGGTGCCTATTACGGCCAATCAGTATTTGTCGCATGTCAATCGTCGCCAACAACTACCTCGACCAGCACAACATCGACATCAACCACCACGACCAGTTCGACGACAAGCACGACCACAACTGCGGCACCGACTACGACCACCACGACCTCGAGCAGCACGTCATCGACCACGACCACGACCACAACCGAGCAACCCTGCACCGGCTCATGCACATGGCAATGGCACGCGGATCTTTCAAAATGGATCAAGGTCTCTGGCGGTAACGGCACGTGCTCGACGGGGTGCTCGTGCTCGTATCCTGCCAGCAATGGCACGACGGATGGTGAGTATGCGACGCCAGCGTGTAAGCGGTTGACGTGCAAGAAATGCTGTAATAATGAAGATTGTTGTCCATCGTACCCAGTGCAGACTCTGTGCTGTAGCGGAACAATTCCAAGTATTTTAAACGTGACAATAGGCACGTCGCCTGATTGTTTATGTGGATTGCCATCATTTCAATTGCAGTATTCAGCTACTGGTTTTTCAGGCTCTGGCTCTGGCCCAGGTTGGTACATTCGCAATCGAGACAACACATTTGAGCCGACATTTAATCCAAGAAAATACAACGGTTCATGTCTGCTAACTGATGTTCTTTGCGATGCCGATCCTCGATGGCCATATCCTGCACGACCAGATATTAGTTTGCGTTTAAATTGCGAAAATATAGGTGGCGGTATATATCAAATGCGTGGAGCTGGTGGTTATGGGCGTTACTATAAAACGTCTCCACCAACTGTCGAGTGCATACGTACAGGTTATTCGCGTCAATCAACTGGCTACTCATGCAGTCCTTTTTACATGGAATTAATTTCCGTAGACACAATCTTCCCATTTGGTACAAGCACTGCCTGCGATGGCAGTAGCACATCTGTAAATTGGTATATTACCGAATGAAACCCTGCAACCACATACCACCGCGCGACGGATGCCGCCTCTGCTGGCTCTACGACCACGACCCACGCTATCGCTCGCTCTGGGGCGGAGATCCGTCGAGCGTGGCGACATCGGTCACGACTACGGGTGCGACGCCGCCAGCGGCAGGACCAACGCCAGAGCAGCTCGAGATGCTGCGCCGGATCAAGCTGCTGATGGCCTCGCCATGCCAGCATCTGGGCGAAGCCCTTGAGGCTAAGCCTAGCTGTGGCTGCGGCGGCACATTGGCAATTTTACACGTGTGTGGTAGACATGATCGCTGTAGGATATCATCGCGGGATCAGAACAATCGCAACTGCATAACATGCGATGACTACGAGCCGAGAGCCAAAGATGCGAATTGACCTCACGATCGGCATGGCGACCTATGACGACCCGCAGGGCGTCTGGTGGACCCTATCCTCTCTGCGCATGCACCACCAGCTCGACGGTGTGGAGCTGCTGGTCGTCGATGATCACCCTGAGCCTAATCGCGGCGATATCCATCATGTCTGCGCTAATTCAAGAGCTCGATATGTCCATGCGCCCAAAGCCATGGGCCCAGCGCATGCGAAAAACTCTGTGTGGGAGCATGCGCAGGGCTCTCACGTCCTCGTCATCGATTGCCATGTGCTGCTCGTGCCTGGAGCGGTCGAGGCGCTCGTAGCTGCTGCCCGCGCCGATGCAGTCGGTCGTGATATGTGGGTCGGGCCATTGCGCAGCGAGGCGGGCAATATCATCGCCACCGAGCTGAGCCCTGAGTTACGCGGTGACTTTTTTGGCACGTGGCTAGTGGACTCGAGATACCCTGTCAGCGAGACGCGCGAAGTGCATGCCCATGGCAGTGCTCTCTCCTTCATGCGCAAGGCCGACTGGCCAAAGTTCTCGCAGCATTTCCGCGGATTCGCAGGCGAAGAGGTCTATATTCACGACAAAGTTCGTCTCTACGGCGGCAAGGTGCTATATCAGCCATGGCTAGGATGGTGCCATCGTTTCCCGCGATTTGGCGCCGTGCCGTACAGTTTGACCCTCAACGACAAGCTCAGAAATTATCTCATCGGTGCTTACGAGATGGGCTGGAATATCAGCCAATTTAGAGAGTATTTTGGACGCAAGCTACCTCAAGCTCAGCGGCTTGAGGTTGAAATGCAGGTGCTCGAGATCTACCCGCAAATATTCGACGGCAGGTACGACCATGTGCCAGTCGTCAAAACTCACGACTAGGAGATTAGGTCATGGATGAGGTAAGCCGTTCGTTTGGACCCCACGTCTGGCTGCTCTATGTTGTGCTCTGCGGAGTCAGTGCTGCCGCGTGGTGGCTGGCTCAGAACATCCTTATCCCCGTGAGAGATGATCACCGGGAATTCTTGAAGGAATTGAGAGGCAGCATCAAGGACATCTCGTCTACTCAGCACGACCTCGCCGACACGGCAACTGTCATCAGCTCAAAAATTGATACACTAGGGTGCAGACCGCAACCCCGCAACTCAGGGATACAACAACAATGATGCTAGCAGCGCTGCTCGTGATAGGCCAGCTCGTCGTACCTGCTGAGGTACGCGGCGAGGTGGCCGAGTTTGTGACGGTGATCGCAACGACTGAGGGCAAGGTCGTCCGATATGTTGCGCTCGATCAGGGATTGCAGGTGTTCCCTAGCTCGCTACTCGCCAATCAGCGAGCGACAGTGGTCACGAGCGCACGACCCGGCAGGTATCGCCTGCTCGCATATACCAGCGTTGCAGATGTGCCGACTGAGCCCGTCATCACGACCGTGATCATTGGCAGCTCGACTCCACCAGTACCACCGATTGACACGCTCGCTGACGCGCTCGGTGGCATCTATGGCGGATCGCAGGAGCGAGACAAGGCTGCGACATTGGCGCGTCTGCTGACGCTCTATCGGGCAGCGCCTGCGACGATACGCTCGCCAACAATCACGACCACCGAGCAGCTCTACTCTGCAATGGTCGCTGCCCGGAAAAACGCTGGCATCGCTGACGCTGCCCTATCGCCCGTCAGAGAGCGTATCGCAATCGAGTGGACCGCAGTCATGGGCGCAGACGATCGAGCCCTGACGCCTGAGCTACGAGACGCAGCGACCACATTATCAGCCCGCATCGTGTCAGCTCTGGAGACCATCCGATGACGAGTCAATATGTGCCGGGATGGGTAGACGACAAACAGGCAGTTGATGACATTGTCGCAACCTGCGTCGATGCAGATATCAGTAGTACGCCTATCGGCTCGACTCCTATCGAGGATCTGCCCGCCAGTGTCTATCTCTGGGATCTCGCTCGCAAGGCCACGGGTGCCTTGCTGCCGCCACGCAATCAGGGCAAGGTTGGTAGCTGCGTTGCGTTCGGCACTGCCCGCGCCATCGAGTACACGATGTGTGCTGAGATCGTGGCAGGAGAGTCTGAGCAGTACATAGCGCTCGCAACTGAGCCGATCTACGGTGGTGCCCGCGTCGAGGTAGGTGGTGGCAGTATCCGCGGTGATGGCGCGATCGGCGCTAATGCCGCTGCTTGGGTGCGAGATTGGGGCGTGCTTGGCCGTGAGGAGTATCTGGGTATCGACCTACGGGAATACTCAGAGTCTCGATGTCGTGAATACGGTAGCAAGGGTGTGCCCCTCGAGCTCGAGCAGATCGCAAAAATCCACCCGGTGCGAGCCGTCACGAGAGTGCGCACATGGGTCGATGCGAAGAAAGCTCTAGCCAACGGCTACGGCATAGCGATGTGCTCGTCGCAGGGATTCACGATGACCAGAGATGCCAACGGCATCGCCATGGCCGCTGGCACATGGCAGCACTGCATGTGCCTATGTGGTTACACCACAATGACTGGCCGCGAGTATGGGCGCATCGATAACTCATGGGGCGCATCGTCTCACACTGGGCCAGTAGGACCGGGCAGTCCTGGGCCTGAAGGATTTTACGCAAGCAGCAGCACCATCGAGGCGATGCTGCGCAGTGGCGACTGCTGGATCTTTTCCAACGTCGAGGGATTTCCCCAACGCAAGATCTCATGGATCATATAGGAGTTCATATGGTCGAGCACATCGAGCGAGTACGACGATTGGCACGCGGGCAGGAGGGTTGGTCTCAGCTCTGTCTGACCAGCGCAACCACGGTATTGAGCGAGGCGCTTGTCAAGGCGCACACGCTCCAATCCATCAAGGTCAAGCCGGGTCAAGCTATTCCCGACCCAAAACTACTACGGGTATGGGCTGAGGAGGCATGTGATGCAATCCTCGCCGATCCTGAGTATCCAGACGGTCACGGCTGGCGCATGCTGGCCGAGTTCTGCACTGACCTGATCCGCACTCACGTGCTCGAGGCAGTCAATGTTTAACGCCCTTGCTCGCTGGCTCGATCGTCTGCTGACATCGCCCGGCATTGCTGATGTCTACGGCGGCACTCCTCGATCACCGAGATGGTCAGCGACACGCCGTAAGCACCTCGAGGCGCAGCAGAAATGCGAAGCCTGCGACCGTGTCACCTCGCTCGAGGTACACCATGTGATGCCGTATCACCTGCATCCTGAGCTCGAGCTGGCACCCGGCAATCTCATGACGCTGTGCGAGGACTGCCACTTCATATTTGGCCACTACAGCGACTGGCGCAGCCACAATCCGCTGGTGAGAGTCGATGCCGCGGCATGGCTCGAGAGAGTACGATCACGACCTCAGGGGTGAGTTATGCTGCCAAAGATCAGTTGCCTATGCCCAACATATGGCAGGCCTCGCCAGCTCGAGCATGCTATTGAGTCGTTTCTACGGCAGGATTATCAGGGAGAGAAAGAGCTGATAATCCTTAACGACTATGGCGATCAGACGCTGATCTACAATCACCCGCAGGTCAAGATCTACAACGTGGCAGATCAGATCCGCCCGCTCGGGGCAAAGTTCAACCAGACCGCATCGCTTGCCACCGGGGACCTATTAGCGATCTGGGAAGATGACGACATTTACCTGCCGTGGCGACTCAGCTACAGTGTCGAGCACCTCGACAGTAATCTCATCTACCACACGGCTAGTGCGTGGTTCGAGGAAGACACGCACAAGCTCACGCCGTCACGCAATCTCTACCATTGCAACCTCATGATGAGTCGTGAGGTGTTTAGGTCGATTGGCAGCTACAGCGAGGTGAGAGATAGCGGATCAATAGACGTTCTGCTATTTGATGAACTGCGCAAGAAATACGGCACCATCACGCAGGAGATCGAGGACAAGGATCGTTTCTATATTTACAGATGGGGCACCAGCGGTGGCTACCACGCCAGCGGCTGGAGCACCAACATCGTCAGCGAGATGGCTGCGCAGCATGTGCGGCAGCACAATACGACACGCGGTATCGTCGAGCTCGTGCCGCATTGGCCGTACGAGTACACGGACTACCTGCCGGTGCAGAGATGACCATCATGTCGATACTGACCGAGTATGCCCGTGTGCGGGACACACCAAGCGACATCAACCAGCACCTGAGCATCCTGCGTGACTATGCCTGGAATCAGGAGCACATCACCGAGATGGGCGTGCGTGGCGTGATCTCCACGTGGGCTCTGCTGGCGGGGCTGCCTCAGCGCATGATCAGCTATGACATCGTGCATGTGGACACGAGCCTCGTCGCTGAGCACGCGGCATCTGCTGGCATTGAGTATGAGTTCCGTCGGGCCGATGTGCTGACGATGAGTGTGATCGAGGAGACCGATCTGTTATTTATCGACACGTTGCACACCTACGCTCAGCTCCGCGGCGAGCTGGCGAAGCATGCCGATCGCATAAGAAAAAATGGCGTGATTATCTTACATGACACCGTGACCTACGGGCATCAGGATGAGCCTATCTACCCGCATGCCTCACCGCTAGCTAGGCCGACCTACAAGGGCAAGGCAGGGCTGCTGATGGCTATTGACGAGTTCATCGATGCGAATAAAAAATGGCGGATCGAGCTGATCCGCCAAAACAACAATGGTCTGACCGTGCTGCGTCGAGACTAGGTATCTAGGAGATTCTGCGTCTCGGTATCCATGACTTCGCAGTGCAGGTCGTAGAGCGTGAGCATCTCATGCGCAAGGCTGAGCGCCTCATCTTTGTTCGCCATGGTCGTGATGGTGGTGTATCGGCCCTCGCCCTTGGTCTCGAGGCTTGGTACCAGTAAAGCATAACGATGCTCATGCTCAGTGCCATCATCCATCGAATAACGAAATAGCCGATTGAGTAGTCTCCTGATTTCCTTTTGATATGCGCTGATCTGCTTGTGAAGCACATCTACGACATCAACGCCCTTGTTGATTTGCCCGATGTGGCGCTCGAGTTTCATGACTCGCTGCTGCGACTCGATCAGTAGCTGTAGGTGCGTCATGTGTCGACCTTTCTTGAGTTTCTTGAGCCAACTCTATTGCCACCCATACTTGACATATTAAAAATTGATTCATTAGACCCCTCGCCAAAAAACACATTTCTTCCATTAAATGTTAAACAGAAAGTGTCATTAGTATCTCTACAAAAAGGATAAGTTTGCAATTCCTGTGTTTTTCGTAGACCAAATTTTGTAGTAGCTAATCCAATTTTATTACCTGTCATAATGCTTGCTAAATTACCACCAACCCCATTAATTTTCCAAATAAAATTATACTCGCATTCAACCCTACGCCCTCCACTTAACTTCCAACTACAACGCGAATAATCAATTACTTGATTAATAACTGGTCCTAGTTTTACATTAGAACGTTTAATTTCAATTCCAACAAAACCATGGTTCCAACCTTTATTTATTAATTCGCGACTAGGTTCTAAAATCCTATCGATTCGTAAACTTTCTTTTGAATCAGCTCCACATCGTGGTTGACGAATTTCACCAATTACTTCTTTATGCACAATCCAACTAGTGTGCGAAATTAAATAATCAAAATCTTTGCAAGCCTCAAATTCTGTTGCATATTCTCCAGAAGTAACCTCATTGCGTAAATTTTCTAAAATAGTCATTTATAATCTCCACTCGAATACGTATCGATTAGCATATTGATGCACTGCACCGATTTGCGCAGATCCTCGATGCCGTTCTTCTCGGTGTGCCGCCACAAATACTTGGCCGCACATCCTGCTAAGTAGGATCGATAACCAGCAAGGCCAAGCCCTGCCCGTTGCGCGGCAGAACAGTCGATGTTGCTGCCGTCTCGAGGTCGATAGTGATCAGGGCTAATCGGATCGCTCATGATGTCCTCCTCAGCCTAGGATCTCACGTACAAGCCAGACGCACCAGTAGAGAGTCCAGCCAAGGGCCGCGGCAAGCAGCCCAACGCCGCACCAAGCAAGCGTCTCGTCATATCGTGTCGGTGGTGAGCGCTCATCCATTATCGGTACCTCACACACGCATACCAGCCATTGCGCCCCCTGCTCACTGCAATCTCGATCGGTGTACGCTGCCCGTAGTAGCAGCAGTTGCGGATCGCCTGCTGCGCACTGGCTGCGGAAAACCCGACGCCCTCATAACGGTAACTGCCGCCACGATGGGCCATGCGTCCCTGGGCCGCGCTCATGTTTGCGCTCTGCTGAGCTGACTGGCCAAACAATAAAATCGAGCAAATAGCGTAGATCATCCTAGTGCCTCACGAGCCCAATCTTGAATCATCTCCGTGCCCATTGCGCGGAGAGTGCAGTTCTTTTTAATCGCTGCCCGTAGCCTTGCAGCAGCCTCAGCCTCATCGAGCAGCCACTGGATGTCCAGCTCGGTCAGCTCGTCGCCAACAAGAAAGGCCTTGTTGATGTTGTCGAGAATGCTCATTGGTTGATCCTCACGCCGTCGTAGCAGGTCTCGCAATAGGGCCTCATGTTGCCACCGATGTCTGGCAGGCGACCACGCATCAGGGGCAGAGTACCACCACCCCGCGCCAATGTCACTAGGCTGAGGCTCATGGCAGTGCCACACCGGGCACAATCGAGCAGCTTGGTGTGCAGTGGCACATGCCATATGCGCCCATCATTGCCGCGCACCTTAGTCGTTATCGGTAGAATCTTCATTCCATTTCTCCATTGTCAGGATCATCTCGATCAATGCCATCTCGATCGCCCAGGCATCGCACATCACTGCATTGGTCATCTGTCGTATCCTCCCTGCCAATGGCCCAAGTCCGTGAGAGATGCTCAGGCCAAAACAAAATAGGCTCTCCTGCCTTAGCTGATCGGTTGAGCTGCGTGCTCAGCTCGCGGGCAACCTCCTCCGTGAGGTTACTAATCATGGCCCATTGGCGACCACGATAATCGACCATTACTTGCCATAGAGGACGCATGTCATTCCTCAAACAACCGCAAATTGCGGCATCTCACGTCCCACCTCCGACAGTGGGCTAGTGTCCGATCACACACGTGAGAGCGATAGGTGACCGGGTACCTACCGCACCCCCGAAGCCTCGGCGCAGAACTTGGCTTAGTGCGCCGCCGGTCCTAGGGGATTTAAACGATGGCCATGGATGACAGTTCAGGGGCCATGCCCGCAGAAAATCCCTGCTACAACGAGCAGCAGGGGCCATGGCCATCGTGGCTTAAATGACCTCGCGCCAGCTCTGCGAATTGACCTTGCGAGTCACAATCCGCAGCGTGCAGTGGGTCTCGTGATAGTCCTGCCAGTCCGTGCGCAAGGCAGGGTCTGACATCTGCACTGGGGTGTTAGGCCGGTGAGTGACTAGGATCTTGCGTGAGTCGAGCCCCCGCTCACGTAGCCATGCGCAGTAGAGCTGAGCAAACGTGATAGGCCAGTGGTCGACGACCGCGGTATCCTCATCGAGCATCACGCCCGTTTCTGCGCACTCTGGTGCCCGTAGGAGCGATGATTGGCGGAACTCGACGATCTGGCCGTGTATTGCAGATCGAGCCCCTAGGCGCCCCCAATCGACGCTAGCAAAGCCACGGCAAGCCTTGACCCATCCGACTAGGCAGGGCTCGACGCTCTGGCGCAGGATCTCGACATGGTTCTTTGAGCGTCGAAACACCGAGTGCTCATGGATGACTCGATAGCCAGTCACGTCAGATGTGATCTCGTCGCCATCGGGATGCTGCGAGACCAGGAGCGCGGTAAACTCGGCAGCGTGCTCAGGGCTGACCTCCTGCCCATGAAGGTAGCTCTGAACGATGGCGCTGTAGTGACCGAAGAGGGCAGCCCGGTTAGGAAACAAACG